ATTCAATTATTTTATTCGATGAGTTTCAAAATATTAGTGATAAAAATGCAAAAACATTTTTGACTAGATTCTCAGAAGATGCTAAAGTTGTTGCATTAGGTGACACGAATCAAATTGATATGAAAAAACCTGAAGATAGTTGTTTAGCTGAGGTAACACATTTTGTTAAAAACGTTATACCAGAAGATGGTGTTTGTGTTGTTGAGTTCTTGTTAGAAAGTGATATAGTTAGACATAGATTAACAAAATATTTCGTTCATTTGTTTGAACACAAAGATTACAAGAAAAAGGTGGTTGTTGACGAAAATAAACTAATTAAAACAACACCTAAAAATATTAAATCTGAAAATAAAAAAAGTTTTTTCAGTAAATTTTTATCTTTATTCAGATAATTTTCATTTTATTTATTTACTTATATGCATGGAGCCATTAAATTGGCTCTATGAAGATAGGTATAACATTAAACGAGGTTTTAAGAAATCATATCGAACAACTTATTTACACTTATAATAAATACATTTTTGTGAAAACTGAAGACAAAGATGAATTTGATTTAAGTGTTGAAGATGTAACGGATTATGATTTACTTAAATATTTTAATTTCGAAGACATCAACAAATTAAATTCGTTTCTATATTTAGAAGCACCTCTAGAAATTTTTGGTCATGCTGACCAAATGTATGATGGTTTATTTAACCATTTAAACACTTTTTTGATGGATATAAAAGATGACGGTGAACACGAAATTGAATTAGTTAGCCGTGAAATTGATAAAAGTATCCCATCAACATATTTCTTTTTATCTAAAGTAGGTTGTAAAATTGGTAAAGTTAGATTTGTACAAAATTATTCTCAAAAATGGGATGGTCTTGATGTACTTATTACTGCCAACCCATTAACCTTGGAATCAAAACCAACTGGTAAAATCAGTATAAAAGTTAACACACCATATAATAAAGATGTTGTTGCCGATTATTCGATTGATTCTATTTTAGAGTTTATAAAAGATGAAGAGTTTAGAGAAAAAATACTAAACACAAAAATAACAACATTTGAAGAAATTTAAAAATTATGATTGAATTTGGTGGAACGATTTATTACATCGATTTAGATGCTTATGATAATCTAGTAAGAAAACCTATTACTGAAGAAAATAAATATGTTGTTGACACACATAGAAAAACATATTTAGATGATAAACAAAATATTACAGGTGTAGAAATTAACGAACAATCAACTGAAAGAGTACAAGAATTATACGGAACTAAATATGATATTATTAGAATAATGATAGAAGTAGTTTTAGATAGTGGTGATGATGATGAAATGGATGATTCCATGGGTTCTCAATTAGGCTTAGAAAATGGCTCATTTTCATTTAAAATAGCTTTTAATACTTTACATCACTATGGTATAATAAAAGAAAAAGAATAATACGTTAAAAATAAATAAATATGAACGAACAAACAAATCAAATAGACGCTCAAAGAGCACAAATTGAAACTACATTAAATAATCTAAAAGAAAAAGATTTTAAAATGTATTTCTTTACATTAGACACTAAAGGTAACCCTACTGCTGGTATTGCTAATATTTACGAACATGTTAAAATTCTTAATGAATTAGGTTACAACGCTATTATTTTACATGAAAAAAATGATTACAAACTTAGAGCTAATGAAGATGGTCAAGGTATTGCTGAATGGTTAGGTGAGGAATATGCTAATTTACCACACGCTTCAATTGAAGGTCAAGAATTAAGTATTTCACCTTCTGATTTTATAATAATTCCAGAAATTTTCTCAAATATAATGGACCAAGTAAAACAATTCCCTTGTAAAAAAATTGTTTTCGCACAAAGTTATGATTATTTATTAGAATTATTACCAATTGGTAAACGTTGGAATGTTGATTATGGTTTTAATGAAGTTATTACTACTAGTGTTAAACAAGCAAAATTTATCGCTGGATTATTTCCATCAATTAATATTCATGTTGTTCCTGTATCTATCCCATCATACTTTAAAGTTAATGAAAAACCTAAAGTACCTATTGTAGCTATTCATACCAGAAATCAAGGTGATGCTGCAAAAATAGCTAAATCTTTTTATTTACAATATCCAGCTTATAAATGGGTAACTTTTAAAGAATTAAGAGGTTTACCAAGAGAACAATTTGCTGATGACTTAAGTAAAGCTTGTTTAGCTGTTTGGATTGATGACGTTGCTGGTTTTGGTACATTCCCACTTGAAGCGATGGAATGTAACACCCCAGTTATTGGAAAAATACCTAATTTAATACCTGAATGGATGGAAACTGAAACAGAAGAAGGTAATAACATTAAAAATAATGGAATTTGGACAAATACAACTATTAATATCCCTGAATTAATAGCTACTTACTTAAAAGTATGGTTAGAAGATGCCGTACCAGTTGAATTAACAAAAGGTATTGAAGAGAGTAAAGGTCAATATACTTCAGAAAAACAAAAAGAAATTTTAGAAAGTGTTTATTCTGGTTTAATTAATAACAGAACTCTTGAATTAAATAATATGTTAAAAGCAATTACTGAACAAACAGCTGCTGTAACAGAATAATTAAAATTAAATAAAAATGAAAGAACAAAATAATATTAGTGTTATATTACCTATTCATGAATTGAATGAGGTAAATAAAAAATTATTTATTAGTGCGATTGAAAGTGTTAAATCACAAATTGTTAGACCTGATGAATTAGTTATTGTTACACCTAAAGATAGTGAAGTTTCTAATTATGTTAAAACAATTGATTTTGGTGATTATAAAACATCAGTAAAATTAGTTGAAAACAATGGAAAAACTGATTTTGCATCACAAGTTAATTATGGTGTTAGTGTTGCTAAAGGTGAATGGGTTAGTATTTTAGAATTTGATGATGAATATGCAAATATTTGGTTTAAAAATGTTATTGATTACCAAAAAGCTCATAATGAAATTGATTTATTTATGCCAATTATTGTAGATGTTGATGAGACAAATCAATTTATTGGTTTTACAAACGAAGCAGTTTGGGCTAATAGTTTCTCTGATGTGTTAGGTGTTTTAGATAATAATGCTTTATTAGCTTATCAAAATTTTAACACTGATGGAATGGTAATCAGAAAATCTATTTACGAAGATAATGGTGGTTTTAAACCTAGTATTAAATTAACATTTATTTATGAATTCTTATTAAGAATGACTTTTAAAGATGTTAAAGTTATGGTGATTCCTAGATTTGGTTATAAACACATGAATCAAAGACCAAATTCTTTATTTTCAAATTACAAAGAAACGTTAGACCCAATTGAGGCAAGATGGTGGTTAGCTACGGCTAAAAAAGAATACTATTTTCCAAAAGACAGAGAAATAACGTATGAAGTTCAAAATGGATAAATGGTTAATAAACGAGGACGCAAGAGAAAAAATGATATGTATTTTGGTCCAGATGAAGAAGATGCCGTTATCAGATTTTTAGAATCAACAGATGAAACTGAAAGAAACCTAATATTCAATGAATGGCTTAAAGCTCCGTTGGATAAAATGATTGAATCAATTATCAGAAGATATAAATTATATAGAAAGGGTGAAACGTTTGAAGACCTTCATACAGACACCCTTTCATTTCTGATGACTAAAGTTCATAAATTTGAAACTGGTAGAAAAGCATATTCTTATTTTGGAACAATATGTAAACATTACATATTAGGGTTATTAATAAAAGATGAAAAATATATTAAACAAAATTCTTCTTATGAAGATATGTCTGAATATATTGAAGAACGTGATGATTTAGTTTATTATATTGATGAAGACCATTACCAAATGGATTCTTTTATTAAAAAAATACTTGATGGGATTAAAGATGAATTAAATAATGAAAATTTACCACCCAAAAAAAGATTAAACGATAATGAAAAAAAAGTTGGTTATGCTTTAATAGAAATACTTGAAAATTGGGAAACTGCTTTCGACTCAATGGATGGTGGTTCAAAATACAATAAAAATTCTGTACTTGAGACCATGAGAAATTACACTCTATTGTCAACTAAAGATATTAGGTTAGCTATGAAACGTTTTAAAGATTTATATGAAATTTTAAAACAACATGGGTTATAATATTGTAAAAACAAATTTCTAGGTATTTATAGTAAATAACTTTTAATTAAAAATTAGAATAATGCCAAGAAAAAAGAAACAAGATATTAAAGTAAATGATAATGAATCATTAGAAGGAATAATGCAAGAAACCTATAATGATGCTTGTTTACAAATTAGTGATAGCCAAAGAACTATTAATGAATTATCAGCTAGTGCAACACCTATTGATGTAGATGATTTAACTAAAATAGCTAGAGAGAAAGGTAATCTTCTTAAAGTAAAAGATTCTGCAATAAGAATTAAATTAGAGTTGGCTAAAATCCAAAGTGATATTATTAAAAATAGAGGTAACGTAGAAGAAACTATTACTCAAAGAAGTAATGGTAGTGCTACACTTAATGATTTTAAATCAATTAGAGAAATGATTTTAAATCAACCTAAAAATAATGAAGAAAACACTGAAGAATAATAATGTCTATACAAGATAAAAAATCAAAAATATTTGGTAATATAGCGGCTGGAAGAACACTAGTTGATGGAAAGATAGGTGTTTTAAATAAAAAAAAAGCTAAATCACTAGAATCATTTAATAATAGTAAAGGAAAAACGATTTCTTTCTTAACTGATTTAATAGCAAGTCTAGTTGGTTTTATGGTGCTTATTGATACAATTGTAGATACTATTACGTTTTATCTAACTAAGATTGAACGTGAAATTAAAAAAGGTCTAAAAATTGAATTAAAAAGTATTGTAAGCTGCGGTGTTAATCCTAGTATCCCTTCATTTCTAAAATCGACTGGGACAGGTATAATTATACCTGTAAATAAAATTGATTTTTTTGATTTGTTTAAAACAGACCCTACCACTAAAGCTGGTAGGTTAATGTACCAAGATGTTACAAATCCTTTAAGTAATACTAGTGATTTTAATACTTTTCTTTACACTGTAATTCAAGATGATGGTGTAACACATACTTGGGTTAATAACGGAAAATCTATTTTAGATATTAGATTTGATTCAAATGGAACTGGTTCTAACCCAAATAACTCATTAACAATTAAAGCAAACTCAAGTTACGATACTAAAAAATTAACTGATTTAAATAATGATTTTATTGATTCATTAACATTATTTAATAGTGTAGGGATTGTTAATCGAATTCTAGACTCAATTTATGGGTCTATTTCTGTTAATATTAATAAGAGTAAAAAACAATTAGAAAATGAAGCTAAAATTAATACAGTAATTAATAAATTCATTGATTCTGATGCTAATGACCAAATTACTGATGATTATTTCACGTTTACAAATGAAGAAACTTTTGAACATGAAAAAGAAGCAACCTTAAGACAACAAGGTATTAAAAAAATAGAAACTAGTAAAACAATTAATACTTCAATTCCTATTGAAATGTTGACAGATTTAAATACTGAAATGTCACAACCAAATTTAAATGATACACAAAGGAAAAATATTATTTCTAATAATTTAACTAAAATGGCTGACCAAACAACGGTTAATAATCTTCCAACTATACCTAAAATTATTAACAATCCTAATTTACCTAGTATGCCTAATTTACCTAGTATTTCATCACCAGATGATATAAGTATAAAAATGAATTTTATTCAAGAAATATTTAATACTTTAACTAAAACAATTATTGGAACTATAATTTCACCTAAAGTTATTTTAATTTTCTTAATAAATTTAAAAATTGTTTATGGACAATCGGTTGAATATGAGGATGGTGTTGATTTCATAAAAAAAAATAAAAATATTTTTAAATCTTTAATTAAAGGGGTTTCAAATATAATTATTAAAATTTTAATGGGTTTAGCACTTAAAGAAATTTCTAAATTAATGGCCCAAATTATTATTAAAAAAAGAATTGAAAAAGCAAAAACTAAAAAAGACCAAATTTTATCATTAACTGGTCCTAGTTTACAAACATTAAATAATTTAAATACACAATTATAATGAGTAATGAAACTAAAAGAGATGAAAATTTTGATAATAGTGGTATAGATTCTATTGATGGGGTATTGGATACT